AGAGTAGATGACAATATCAATGAAATAATAACCGAGGGTTACAAATCCGGAAAAGGAATCAACTACATCAAAAGCAAATTACAAGAAAGATTCACACAACTACGAACATGGGAAGCATCAAGGATAGCAAGAACCGAAATACACACCGCTCACAATGAAGGCATAATGAAATCCTATGAAGAAATGAATGTTAATTACACTCAATGGGTAGCTGCACATGACAATCGTGTAAGATTAAGTCACCGTGCAAGTTTCAGTAAAAACGGAATTCATGGAACTGGTGTTGATGGTGAAATAATACCATTCGGCGGACAATACAGTAATGGCCTTGCTTACCCTGGTGATAAATCCGGACCTATTGAAGAGTGGATTAATTGTAGGTGTAGTAATGCACCTTATATTATGCCATATGGTTATACTGCTCCACCGGGTAAGTCTAGTTTTCGTGAAAATGAACTTGTTAAGTTGCAAGACTAATTTTATTTTTTTCTAATTGTTCTTATCTATAAATGAAGAACACCTAACTTATTCTTCAAATTTTAGTTTATATTCTTATGAAATCAATTACACAGAATAGTGATGGCACCATACAATTAACCGCCCCAGTAATGATACCAGGTGCACATGATTGTGACTTTGATAATGGTGAACCACCACTAACCGAAACTCAAATCCGTGAATTTGCTAAAAGCTATGAAAAATACCAATTCATAGACCATGAACACGGACTCACCAAGAATGGAGTCAAGATAGGAACTCCAACTAACTCATTCTTACTAACAGAAGACACTACCATGACCACACTAGATGGATCATTAAAGTCTTATCCTCGTGGTTCTTGGTTTGTCACTTCACAGTTAACCGACCCACAAGCCATTGAGTTGGCTTTATCTGGTGGTTATACTGGGTATAGTGCTAGTGTCTTCACGAAGTCAAGAGCAGATGAATACTTGCAAGCATTAAAGTCTGATGCAAGTACTGAATTGCCTTGTAGTTGTAAAGATGTTAGTAGTTCAGGTAACAGCCTAATACGTGATGTGCCTGACCCAGTAGTCCTATCAGTAAGCCTAGTGAAATCCCCGTGTTTACATGATAGTAAATTCTGTGAAGTAAATGGTGATATAATGGAAAACCAAGAAGATGTGAAAAGTTTAAAATCTAAAGTTCTCTCTGCTATGGGTATGAGTGAAGAGGCAGAAGTTGTTGCACTCAAATCTCAAGTGGTTTCACTTGAAGAGAAGATTGCCTCAATGGAAACCAACTTCGCTGAAGCATTAAAATCCATGCAAGAAGAGTTCACCAAGACTTTAACTGAAGCTTTAACTCAAGGAGACTCTAAGGCAATGAAAGCCGAAGAAGAAGAAACTGAAGAAGTGGAAGTTGAAGAAGAACCAACCGAAGAGGTTGAAGAAACTGAAGAAGAGGAACCTCAAGAAGAAGAGGAAACTGAAGAGGTTGTCGCAGAAAAAGGCGAAAGTAAAGCCGAACCAATACACGACAACATCGCAGAAAAAAGTAAACCAACTAATATTTACACCATCATGGGAAGAAACCCAGATGGAACAAGAAAACACTAAAATTGGAGTGTAATTTTTATGGTAAACGAACATATTTTATCCCAAATCGTAAACGAAAACGAAAAAGAAGTATTCAAATCCATGAGAAGTGATATGAATACTGCAAAAGCATTATTGAACGAAGAACAATTCGCTCAATTCATGAGAGCAGCAACTATTAACCAAACCATTTTAAACGATGCAAGTTTCCGTAGAATGAACAGTACCAGTCAAGTAGTATCTTCTACTAAAGTCACTGGTCGTGTATTACAAAATGGTTACAAATCAAACGGCGACACTCAAAACCAATTAACCCCTGCAACCATTGGTTTCGGTAAAGCAGAATTAATTGCAACTAAACTCAAAGCATTAACATCCATTCTTGATGATGATAAAGAAGACAACATTGAAAGAGAACAATTCGAACAAACCCTCTTGACTATGATGGGTGAAGCAGTCGGTATTGACCTTGAAGCAGTATGTGTATTCGGTGACACTACCTATAAATCAAGTGGAAATGCTGACCCATTATTCAGTACCATTGACGGATGGTTAACATCCGCAACAACCACCTTAAAATCTGATGGTGCAAAAGGCTCCGGTACTAAAGACTTCGACTTAGCAGATGGAATCACCGCAATGTTCGATAAAATGTTATACGCAATGCCTGCTGCATACAGACAATCCAATCTCATGAAAGACCTTGTATTCTATGTCCCATTTGAAGTACAAGAAGCATACCGTGAATTCCTTATTGACCGTGAAACTGGTCTTGGTGACAGTTCACTATTAAATGCTACTGAGTTACAATACAAAGGTATTCCTGTTAAATATGCTCCAGTATTAGATGCTGCAGATGGCCGTACTGTACATGGAAACGTAGCAAGTATTTTAACTGTTCCTGAGTTCCTCTGGTATGGTGTTTATAAAGATTTATCTGTTGAACCTAAACGTATCGTAGAAGATGAAGAAACTGAATACTACTACCGTATCAGATGCGATGCAAGTGTACAATGGGCTGACAGTGTAATTGTTGCAGATATTACCGCTGCAGAAGCAGCAGCATTATTATAAGGGTTGATGGCTCATGTCAATGAGTTTAAAAAAGAAAGTTAAAGACTTGGAAGCAAGAGTCGAAGCATTAGAAGAAACTAATGACTCTGACTCCGAAGAGTAATGATGGTGATTCAGTATGGCAGAAAAAAAGAAAACTGCTAAAAAATGGGATTTCCCAAAAGATGGAAAACCATTCGATGAATTACCCGTCATCGTAAAACGTAACCGTAAACTTTTATACGAATACATTCGTACTGGGGAATTACCCTAGTATAATTTTTTTTTTTAACAAATTTCCAATTATAAATGTGATTAATTATGTGGATTAGTGTAGAGCAAGTCATTAACTTTCATGGTTTAAAACCTAAACACTTGAATCTTGAAAAAGATGACACAGCAAAATTAGAAGAGATAGTTAGTGATTGGATTATTCAAGCCGAAGATTTGATTAACACCTACACTAACAGACACTACAATGATGAAAATGTAAGAGATGCAGTCAAGAACGTCTGTCTACGATTAACCAGTAACATGGTAAGTCTAGCAATACAAAAACGTGACTCACCTATAATCAAGGTGAATGACTGGACAATCCAAAATGTATCCTCAGATATTTTCACCGAAGAGTTGAAAGATGATCTAAAACCATTCATCAAAGACTCTTCAACAGAACCGAATAGTATCGGAGTATTAGCCATAACAGGTGATGATAAGTTATGGTTCAAGTAGACGTAGACCTCTCACACTTAAAAAACCTCGGAGCAGGAATGCCTGAAGTACAAAAAAGAGGAATGGAACTAACCGCATTAGACTTAACCGCTAAACTTCAAAAAAATTCAGAAATCCCCGGAAAACTAAGAGTACAACACGGAGTACTGAAAGCATGGGCACCAACAAAAAAATCTGATAGTGAATATCATGTAAGGTCCCCTGCAAAATATGCTGCTGCACAGAACTGGGGTTCCACTCATATGATTAAACCTAAATCCAAAAAGGCTTTACATTGGGGAGGGAAACCAGGATACTTCAGTAAAGGACACTCAATTACTATTCCTGCTAAACATTTCGTGGAAAGGAGTATTGAGCAAGTACAACCAAGAATAAGTAATCATTTCAAAGTAGCAATAAATGAGGTGTTAGGATGACTGTAAATATCGTAACTGGTTTTGAGAAAATCAATGAAATCATGACTACTTGTATAACAAAGGAAATGTCCGAAAATGGATTATTAGAGGATGTTGAATCCTTTGTAGATACCTATTATGATGAAGGACAAGTTGATGAACCAGTAATATGGATGACACAACATCCCACAACTGCCGACCGTCAAGCAGACATCAGCCAAACAATGACCATTATTACACCTTTTGAATTTGATTGTGGGGTCTATGATAATGACATGGAAACTGCCAATATGGAATCTCAAAACCTTGCAGGAAGAGTCATACTAAGTATACTTCGTAACTGGCAAAAAACACAAGCCGAAATACTCCCCGGTCAAAGAATGATAACCAACATCACACTAGAAACCTACAGTCCAATTGGTTATGTGGATGTAGTTGGTAAATCAGACCGTGTACCTTTAACTGGTGTAGTATTGAATGTTCATCATATTATTAATTGGAAAATGTGTTGTAAAACATTAGGAGAATCAAATAATGGTTGATAGAGGATTTGGATTAGAATTAGAAACCACATATGGTGAAATAGTATCCAAAAGTACCTTTGACCCTAATTGGTGGAATCAAGCTGAAGATGTAGACTTTAACCTTGGTGATGAACCTGTAACAAGGTCTGGTGGAAGCCGTATGAATAAACGTGCAAGAGCAGGTATCATGAAACCAACTGGTTCAACTACTGCAGATGCAGACCTCCAGCAATTAGCATGGTACTTCAGAGGATACTTGGACAATTACGTTTATACTGCCGGTGAATCCGGTGCAACAGTACATACTCATGAATTCTACGGTGGGGAAGGTAAGGAATTAGTATCATTCCGTGGAATCGCAGTCTACGACATGTTAAAGAAATACATTTATGGTGTATTATGTGAAGGTTTAACCCTTGAGGCTTCCGATGAGGGTATGACTGTCGGTGCAGACTGGATATATGCAACTGAAAAAGCAGGTATAATTGGAACTGATGGTGAAACATTCACCAGACCTGATGAATTAACCAACGAACATTTATTCATCATGTTCTACGATATCTCATTGAAACTCGGAACCGATAGTAAAGGTGATTTAAAACCATTGGATGGTGTTTCAACTGCTTTCAGTTTTGAAGGTGCTAACAATCACGATGTTGACTCAACAATCGGTTTAGGTTCACGTTACCCACAAAAACGTGCTCAAGCCGGTAAAAGAGAAAACACAATCAGTATCACTACCACATTAACAAGTGATACTGTCCGCAGTATCCTTGATGCCCAATATGGTGAAGTCAACGCATTAGAACCATCAGCTTGTAAACTCTTACAATTACCATTGGAAGTTACTATTGCTCATTGTGAAGACAGTGACTTAAGTTGTAAAATATTATTCCCAAAATGTACAGTAAGAGTAGAATACAATATGAGCGGTGTAGATGTAATTGAAACCACCATTACATTAGACACTCTCGGTTCAGGTAGTGTAACCCTTGCCGATGGTTCTACTGAAGTGGAAACCGACATGTATGTGAAATTAGTTAATAACCAAGAGGAACTCGTTCCTAACGAATAGGAACAATCCCCTTATATTTTTTTTTAATGTGAATTACCCAAAAGATGTGAATACTTATGACCGTATTAACTAAATCAGATATCTTATCTGGAATCAAAAAAGTACAAAAAATCAAAATAGAATCATTAAACGGCGAACTATGGTTAAGGCCATTATCCAGTGCCGAAGTCAACGAAATACTAAACATTGAAGCACAAGGATACGGAACATTCAACGCTTCCAACAATCGTGGACAAACAATGGCCGATGGAAAAATGAACCTAGCAAAACTACAAGAAAAACAAGCCGAAGCCAAATACATGGCAATACATAAATCAATCAACAATGACAAAGGCGATGAATGGACACTCGAAGAAATCAAAGAATTCAAAGCCAATGCAATAGATGAAATTTATGATCATATCATGGAAATTTCAGGTGCCAATGTTAAAGAGGCAGATGTGAAAAAATTTCCTGAAGAAGAATGAAGCAAAACAAATAATCATATTTGAAGATAAAGGCTACAAGTTAGCGAATACTCAATCTGAGTTAACCATTCCACAAGAAATATTCCTTGCTCTTGGTTGGGACTGGTTAGAATCAGAACGTGAAAAAGAACGTAAAAAACAAGAGCAAAAAGCAAAAGCAAAATCTAGGCGATAATAGTAAAGAATATTGACACTACTCTTACTATTATCGCCTTTTTTTTATTAAACAAAAAATTAAAATGGAGGATTATTTAGGATAATATGCCAAGCCAACAATTAATTAACATTATAATTAAAGCAACTGATGAGGCTTCGGCAACTGCACAGAAAGTAGACCAGAACCTACGGAAAATTGGTAACACCAGTTCAATGTTAAGTAAGATACCAGGTTTCGACTCTATGAAATCTAAATTATCTGGTCTTGCAACAACTATTGATGGTAAACTGGGTGGAGCATTAACTAAAGCAAGAAACAGTTTCAACAGTATAAAATCCACAGTCACCAGTGTAGGTACTGCTATTAAAGGGAAATTCACTGGAGCCGTTGATGGAGTAAGAGCCAAACTCTCCAGTTTATCAAATGGTAGTAGTGGTTTAGCCAGTAGTATGAATTTCTTAAAAGGTGCAGCGTCGATGACTGCAGGAATGATAGGATTTGAATTAGTATCCGGTTTCGTTGAAGCTGGAAGAGCAGCTATAAATTCCGCATCACAATTAGACTATTTCGGTCAAAGATTAGAAAAAATGAGTGGTAAATCACATTTATCATCTCAACAGTTCCAACAATTTAAATCAGAATTAGGGGACTTGCAAAAGGAATTCCGTAAGGTTGATATGACTGCGGTAGGTGCTACTGCTGAAGAAATCGCAGTTAAAATGAACTTACCTGCTAATAAGTTAAGTGATTTAACAAGAATGACTGCGGTATTATCATCTACTTTCGTTAAAGAAGGACGTAGTCAAGAAGATGCAGTATTAGCTGTAGGTGACGCATTGGACGGTCAATTCCGTAGACTCCAAGAAATAGGTATCACCCAAGACACGCTTAAAAACAATGGGTGGGATGGTAACCTTGAGAACCAAGCAGGATTAATCGATGCATTAAACAAATCCATGAAAGAAATGGGGTACGAACAAACTGCAAAAGACATCACCAACCTAGATGAAGCATTTACTGCTTTAAGCATTGCCGGAGGTCAAGTATTATCAAGTATACTGATACCAATAACTCCTGCATTAATCAGTGTAATGGAAGCAATAATAAATGCAACAGATGCGGTTAAACCATTCATTGATGGATTATTAAGTCTCGCCGGAGCATTACCGGATTGGATTAAAGATGGAGCAATATTCGCAGCATTCGGTGCAGCAATAATCGCTGTGGGAATGTGGATAAATACAACACTCATACCGGCATTTGCCGCAGCAACACTCGCCGCAATAGACTTCGCAATAGCATTAATGGCCAACCCATTAACATGGGTAGTAGTCGCATTAGTAGCAATCGCATTCGCAATCTATGAAGTGGGTAAAGCCTTTGGATGGTGGGCAGATGTCCAAGGAATGTTAGCTGCAATATGTGATGGAGTCCGCAGACTATGGGAAGCATTCATAAACAATCCAAATGTTCAAGGGTTCTTATCTGCTTTAGCAGCGGCATGGGACTTGGTAAGTCAAGCCATCGGAGGAGTACTCTCATGGGCAGGGCAACTATGGGAACAATTATTCCCACCAGATGCAGAAGGCAATGTTGATATAGTACACATGATTATTGAAGCATTCACTTGGTTATCCAATGTAATTAGTGCTATTATTGGTTTTGTAGGAATGTTATGGAATGGATTTAACCAATTAGCCTCTGGGCAAATAACATTACTTGGAATCGCAAGCATGGTATGGAACGGTTTTATTAGTATAGTAACTATTGCTCTTGGAGGTATCTTGAATGCGGTTACTAGTTACTTGAGCCAGTTACCTGGAAGAGTTTGGACTTGGCTTGTACAGACTACTACACGGATCGTTACTCAAACTAAAGTGTGGGTTACAAAAGCTAAATCTGCTGCAAGACAATTAGTGACTGGGGTTATTAGTTTCTTTATGACTTTACCTGGAAAAGTGTATTCGGCATTAATTAGTGTAGTTTCAAGAATTACTGGTGCAATTCAATCTTGGATTAATGCGGCTCGTAGTAAAGTACAATCTTTGATTAGTAGTATTACTAGTCCGTTTAGTAGAGTGGTTGGTAAAATCCAAGGTGCTTTGAATGGTGTTAAAAATGCTATTACTGCTCCATTCCAAGCTGCTTGGAATGCTGTGAAACCTATTGTTGATAAGATTAAAGGTGCTATGGACTTTGTTGGTGGTGCTTTTGGTGGTGAACCGGCTTATGGTGGTGAAACTGCGGTATCAAGTAACGGTCAAAGTTTCAATATAAAAACTGGTGCATATACTGTGCAAGCAGATAATAAACCTATTGTCATTGAGGACAACATTAATTTATCATTGGATCTAAGAAATGTTCCATCAAATATTGATACTAATTTATTAGTTCAAGCAATTCAAGACCCTAATGTTTTGTCAGCGTTAGTGAATAATCGCAAATTTCAAGATTTGGATGCAAGTGTTAAACAGAAGATTAATTTAAAGAATACTCGTGCGAGAGGTCGATAGTTTATGGTTGAGAAGATTTTTGTGAAACCGGATGAGGTCAGGGGTTTGGGGAATATTATTTCCCCTAGTAAATCCTTGGAGGATTTCGAGGTGTATGGTTGTAGTTTGAGTTTTGAGGATGATGTGTATACTATGGAGTATTCCTCTGGTGAAACAGTTACTTTGACTATCCTGGGGACAACTTTTAATTATGGTGACCAAGTCTACTT